GATATGTTTGAGGTTTGAAATGAGTATAATGCATAGCGCAACGCATCTGCCATGTGAGATGCCATATTGTGCTTCGGTTTTTCCTTCATAAGATTAGGGTTTGGGTCCCACTGATACGCATCTAAGCAACTTAAAGATTCTTTTGCTTCTTGGTCAACGAAGAGAGTATCGTTATCGACAACCCCTGACACATATCCAATTCCGTCAAGTACGGACTTCTTCGCGTTGATGGTGGAAATATCGTAGTTCTGCGCGAAATCATACCTTGTTTGTTGAGCTGCGCTGTCAATATAAATGTAATCAATATCCCAGCGATCAATGAGCTTCTGTATCTCGGCAGCATGCTGTTCAGTAGTTCTCTCAGCATTGAAGTATTCGTCCACCAAATGGTATTGTTCTTTATCCCAATCGTACGCAATAACACACATTGCTGTTGGGTCTTTGTAGCCGACATCCAACCCCGCGAAGACATCCATCTTGCTAGTATCGAGTTGTGAGTAGTCTTTGACTTGTGTTTCAAAGTTGAACTTCCAGATTTGTCCTTCGTATGTATTGAAGTCTGCTTCATACTCTTGTTTAAACTCCGCTTCTGACATCGACTTACGTGCTTCTGCGATATCGGTTTCGCTCATTCTTGGGTTGTCTTTATAAGTTGCTCGTATACTACACCATTCGGGAAATTCATCGGAAAATCCTCTATAAAAGAACTCAGAGAACCAGTTGTTACGACCCCGAGGAGTAGAAATG